TACGGTTTCTAATTAACATCACTCCTGTTTGTAATTCATTTACTTCTCTCCCTAATAAGTCATACATTTTATTGGAAGTAATTTTATTAAAGGTTAACTCATTTATAGAGACAGGGTTACTCATACTAAATAACATCCATGAAAAACCATTATATATCAAAGAATCACATTGCGTACATACTTCTAATGTGTTAGTGGTGTATAGATAAGCATCATAACAAAGTTTAATTGTATCTGAAGTTAGGATTTGCCCAAAGAAAAAATCTATACCTACCCCTGAATAACAGGTGCTTGCGTTACATACTTGCCAATATACATCTATTGAGTCAGGAGAAAAGGGGATGAGTGCTGTATCAACACCTACAAACAAACCTTGTCCTTGATCGGTCCAATACGTTATTGAATCACATGGATTAACCTGTGCTTGAGTTTGAAGTATAATTAAACCAAATAAAATTATAATTAGTTTTTTCATATTAAAATTCTAACTCTAAAGATTTATCTAACTCTTTCATTTCTTTATCCAGTGCCATCTCTTGCTCATATAGATCTGGGAAATATAATTTCATTTCCTCTTTACTTAATTTAGTTC